GCTTGCCCTAGTTGAGAAGATTGCCGAAGTCATCTCCCCGACCTATCGGGAATCGCGGGGAAACTGACGCGCTCGTTGAAGAAACAGGTAGAGGCAGCAATGATTTTCAACGGGCACACACAAGACTCAATTGCTGCCATCGACCATGATGTGATGGGCGATATACAAACCATGTATGCCGACGGGATGCTTGGCAATCACAACGTCATCTACCTGTTGGGGTCGCTTGTCTCGGGCGTCTTCAACTACATGAGATCGGCCAACGCACAGCCGTTTTCGCTTGAGAAAGTTCTCGGCCCCGCATACGATTACATCTATCCCCCGTTAACAGAGGAACAGAAGAAGGCGCAAGCCAACGAGCAGCTTCTGACCTTTATGACGATGGCGCCGGGCTTCAATAAAGAAAGGTTCAAACGTGGCTAACATGATTGCACGCTTGGGCGTATTGCTCGGGCTAAACACCGCTGAATTTAATCAGGGGCTTGCCGAGTCGGGTAAGAAACTCGACGCATTCGTCAATACGACGAAGAACATGGCAACAGTGGCGGCTGCGGCATTCGCGGCTATGACCACCAAGGCGATGTTGTTTGCCGACGAAATTGCTGATGTGGCGGCGGCGAATGATGTTGCGATTGATACCGTCATCAAGCTACAGAATGCCCTAGCCAACTCAGGCGGCAAAGCCGAAGACGCGGGCAAGATGTTTGCCTCGTTCACTAACTATGTGGACAAGGCCGCAGAAGGATCGTTCGAGGCGCAACGCAACTTTGCCAAGATTGGTGTTTCGCTCAAAGACCTTGAATCCCTGACGAGTCAGCAGCTTTTCCTGCGAACCATCCAAGGACTTGCCGAGATTGAAGACCCGCTGACTCGCTCCGCAAAGGCAATGGAGTTGTTAGGCAAAGCGGCAAAGGGCGTAGACATCGCGGGCGTTGCCGAAGGCATCAACAAGGCCAACGACGTAACAGAGCGTCAGGCCAACGCCATCAAGTTGCTTGCCGATTTCTACGACAAGCTCGGTCAGGCAAGTCGAAACCTAACGCTTAACTTTGTTGATTTCCTAGAGCCTGCGCTTCGCAGAATCAACGAAGGCTTGGAAAAGATGAGCGAACACGCCAAGTCAGGCACGCTCATTCAAGGCTTCTTCGGCACACTCAAGAAAGACTTTGCAGAAATTCAAGTCAATGCGGCAAAAGAAGAAATTGCCGCGATGGAGAAGATTCTTCAAGACCCAAACGTGTCGGCGTTTTGGAAGGGCACCTATCGGGAGAGGATGAAGGAAGCGCAAGATCAGCTTGCCAAGTGGCAACCGATCCTTGCGGCGATGAACGGCGAACTAAAGAAGATGCAGGAAGGCACTTCGCAAGCCGGTGCCGGTCGCGGGTTTATCAATCCTCCCTTGGTTACCGGGCCTTCCGGCCCAAAGATTCGGGATGTGAAGGAAGGTGTTAATCCTGAAGACGAAAAGCGCAGGAAGGAAGAAGAACGCGCAGAGTTAGAGCGTCGTCGTCGCTTTGTGGAAGGTATGCGTCGCGCAGATGAAGAATTTGTCGCACGAGAGCAGGCGGCGATTGCATACGCAAAGTATGTTGATCAGATCGTAAAGGGCGATGAGGCTCAGAATCGGGCGATCACCACTGAACAAAGGTTGTTCAACCTTGAGTTGCAGCGCAATGAACTGAGGGAGTACGACTATCAATATGCGCGTGCGGTCATCTCTTTGACAGCGCAACAAGCCGAGGAAGAAGAAAGGCTTAGGCAGGCTGAGTTGCTTCCCGCAGATCGTGAAGCAGCGCAAGACAGACTCAACCAAATCTATCAGCGCAGGCTTGAACTTCTCAAGCAAATCCGAGAGACAGAGCAACAGGCCAATCAAGACCTTGGAGTTTTTGAAGGCTTCAAAAAGGCTGCGGGTGACTTCTTCAAAGAATTCCCGAAGGACATGGAAACCGGCGCAATGATGTTTGGCTCGCTGATGGGCAACATGAGCCGTGCGCTTGACGACTTCGTGCGTACCGGAAAGCTGAACTTCAAAGAGTTTGCCCGCAGCATCATCCTTGACATGATTGCCATTCAACTGAAGGCTTCGGCCATGAAGCTGTTGGCAAGCGTCTTCGGCTTCAACCTCCCGACGCGGGCAATGGGCGGCACGGTTACGGGCAACTCTGCCTATCTCGTGGGTGAGCGTGGGCCTGAACTGTTTGTGCCGCGCATGAGTGGCACCATCATCCCAAATCACAATCTGCAAAGCGCGGGCGCGTCAACCAACATCACGAACTACAACATTCAAGCAATTGATGTGAAGTCGTTTGAGCAAAGGCTACTTGGTAGTTCTAAGGCAATTTGGGCGGCGAATCAGTACGCGCAAAAAGGCTTGGCTGTCACGCCGGGGAGAATGTAAATGTCGTTTCAGACCATCGTTGACATTCAGCAGTCGATGACTGTGAACAACCGGCGTACGGTCGGTCAGCAAGTCACGCGGGGTGGGCAGATCAGGACGGCGCAGTACCTTACTTCCGTTCCTTGGGTCTTCACCATCGTCCCGCACAACTACCTGTACTACCCACAGGTGCGGGATGTGATTCAGACCATCGACAACCTTGACCGGCAAACAGCGGCAAACATCACGTTCAGCGGCACCACGCTTTCTTGGTTTACCGAGTACAAAGGTGGACTCAGCGCGGGGCAGGCTGCGGCTTTGACACTTGCTTCGGTTCCTGCGGCAAACTCGCAGACCATCAGCGTAGGCAATCTTCCTGCGGTCGGCGCGGGCACAGTTGTGTTTGCGGCGGGCGACTTCCTGCAACTCGGCAGCTACGTCTACAAGGTCACGCAACAAGTCTTGCGCGGGGGTGGCTCGACGGTATCGGTTAATCTGCACCGTCCCGTCATTGGCACGCCTAGCACGGGTACGCTCACGGCAGTCGGGTCTGCGGTCTACTTCCCTGTGTATGCGGAAGTCTGCCCGACTTACTCGCTCACGCCAATGACCAATGGCGCGTTTGTGAACTGGGATCAACCGTTTGTGTTCCGGGAGAACGTCGCGCCATGAGTACCACGATGAACGCGCTGAACAGCGCAAACATTCGACACGCTGAGTTTGTGAGGATGGTGGTGGGCAAGACCTCGCCAACGACCTACACATTCTGCAACGCGGCTGCGCCCGTCACCGTCAGCGGGATCACGTTCTCGGGGATGGGGTCGCTGCTCGGGATCGGTCAGGTCGAACGCAACATCAAATCAACCTCGACCGACATGATGGTGTCGCTGACCGGCATCAACCCGGCCAACATCGCGTTAATCCTAAGCGCAGACATCAAAGGAAGTACGGTCGAAATTTGGCGCGGCTTTCTTGATTCTGACAATCAGATCATCACTACGCCAACGCAGCAGTTCTTCAAACGCTACCAAGGCATTGTTACCAATGTCTCGATTACCGAGGATTGGAACGACGAGGTACGCAGCAGGATTGCCACTTGCTCGATCTCTTGCACCTCCATGAAGCGGGTGCTAGAAACCTATGTGGCGTCTTCCAAGACCAACAAAACAGTTTGGCAGGATCGTTACGCAGGCGACACATCAATGGATCGTGTTGACGCGATTTCTAGCACCTACTTTGACTTTGGCAAACCCGCATCGGGTGGCGGCGTGGCAAGTCCGGGCGGCATCAACGGCGGCAACGGTGGGTCTACGGTTCCGCGAATTGAGTTTGAAAACATCGGCGAATGATCAGGGAAGCAAACAAGTTCGACATAGATGCCTGCGTCGAAATGATGCGGCAATATGCGGCAGAGTCCCCGATCATCAAGCTAAGAGACAAGAGGCTACACGACGAGCAACACATACGGCAACTTCTTTCCTCGCTCATCATCGGTCGCGGCTTTGTCTTGGTGGACAACGAATATCGCGGGATGGCAGCGGGGATCGTGGTGCCAAATGTGTGGTGCCCCGAGATTAACGAAGTCAGGGAACTAGCTTGGTGGGTCGCGCCCAAGCATAGGAACACAACGATTGGCGGCAAATTGTTTTTGGCCTACAACAAGAAAGCACAAGAATTAATTGATCAGGAACGGGCCGAGGTTGTCATCATTTCGCTGATGCCTCAAAGCCCTAAGATTGATCTTGAAAGCCGAGGCTTTAAGAAGATCGACTCGACGTACTGCAAGGAATAAAAATGGTCGGAACAATGATTGCAAGCGCGGTCTTTGGCCTAACGGCAGGGACATTTGCGTATGCCGCTGTCGCGTTTGCGGCCAACTACGCGCTGTCCTACGTCGTCACCCGCACGTTTGGGTCAAACAGGGCACCCAACCAAGTCGATCCCGGCTCACGGCAGCAAATCCCCCCAAGCGCGAACAACCCGATTCCGGTTGTCTATGGCGATGCGTGGCTAGGCGGCACATTCGTTGACGCGGTGCTGTCCACCGACAACAAGACGATGTACTACGTCTTAGTGGTCAGCAACATCTCGCCTGATGGTCAGTTTTTCTTCCGCAGAACCGATCCTGTAACTTTAGAAAATCAGTTCTATTACGGCGACCGTGCAATAACTTTTGACGGCACCGACCCCACCAAAGTCGTAGCCCTGACCGACGGCGCGGGCAACGTAGACACGAAGATTTCGGGCAACCTCTACATCAACCTCTACACCTCCAACGCGGCGGGCGTGATCACCAACGTGACCGGCTCTTCCCCGAGTGTGGTGATGGGTGGTTCCGACATCACGCCTAGCTTGCGGTGGCCTGCGTCGGGTCGGCAGATGAACGGCTTGGCATTTGCCATCGTCAAGCTCACCTACAACAGCGAAGCGGGCACGACGGGACTTCAGCCCCTGACCTTCAAGGTTTCTCACTACCTCAAGAGTGCAGGCGCGGCACGCCCCGGTGATGTGCTTGAGGACTACCTGAAGTCGGATGTGTATGGTTGCGCGGTTCCCATCGGCAATATCAACACCACGGCTTGCGGGGCGCTAAACACCTACTCTGACCAACTGATCACATACATCCCCTACACGGGCGGGTCTACTACTCAAGCTCGGTATCGGATCAACGGTGTGCTGAACACGGGCGAGAACGTCCTAAGCAACATCGACCGCATTCTCACGGCTTGCGACTCTTGGCTTGCGTACCAAGAAACCACGGGTCAGTGGATGCCGGTGATCAACAAGGCAGAGTCGTCATCCTTCTCGTTTGATGACTCCAACATCATCGGTGAACTGCGGGTAAGCATCTCCGACATCACGCAGAGCATCAACCAAGTCGAGGCCACATTCCCGTGGAAGGGAAACAAGGATCAGCCTAACCTGATTTTCTTGGAAACGCCAAGTGTCCTGATGTATGCGAACGAACCGGCCAACAAAGCCACGGTGACGTTCGACCTGATCAACGACTCGGTGCAGGCTCAATACATCGCCAACCGGATGCTTGAGCAGGCGCGTGAGGACTTAATTGTCACGTTCTCGACCGCATACCCCGGAATTCAGGTGGACGCGGGTGATGTCATCAGCATCACAAACAGCGACTACGGTTGGACGAATAAGCTGTTCCGCGCTATCAAGGTCAGCGAAACGACCCTACCCGACGGCAACCTTGGCGCACAGATTGAATGCACCGAGTACAACGCCGACGTATACGACGATCAAAACATTACGCAATTCACGCCGTCGCCTAACAGCGGGCTTTCCTCTGCGTATTTCTTTTCCGCTCTTGCTGCTCCAACTGTCAGCGATCAATTGCCTTCGGCTGCGGTTCCCTCGTTCAGCGTCACTTGCAACGTGCCAAGCTCAGGCCGCGTCACAAGCATCACGCTTTTCTATACAACCTCCGCGACGCCTTCGGCTTCCGATTGGAAAGTGTGGGGCACGGAGTACTCAGCCAACTCGCAGACCTTCGCGCCTTCGCTTGCGTTCAAGTTCACCAATGTTTCGCTTCCTGCGGCAACGTATTACTTTGCATTCAAGGTCGCAAACGACGTAGCCACCTCGCAGCTTTCGACGGTTTCATCGGCGTTTGTGTGGGCACCTGTCTCGCCTTCGGGCGTCAAGACTGCGATTGCGTATCTCTATCAGTGGGCGCTTACTCAACCCGGCAATCCGTCGGGAACTAGCACGTTCACATGGGCGACCGCGACAAACTCAGGCTACACCGGGGGCAACGGGTGGCAGACGATCATCCCGGCCAACCCCGGCACGGCAGGCTTCTCTCTGTGGGTCGCGGCAAAGGAAGTATCTGAACCGGGCGCTGTCTCAACCACTACGATCAGTTGGACTTCGGGCTTTAGCGTCTACGCGCAGTCAACAAACGGCGCAACAGGCCCGACCGGGCCGACAGGCCCAACAGGCCCGACCGGAAATAAAACGGCAAAGGCTTCTGTTTATCAATGGGCAGCAACCATTCCGGCAGGCCCAACGGGAACCTCAACGTACACATGGTCTACCGGGACATTTACGCCCAACCCTGCGGGATGGTCTAGCTCAATCACAACCTCGCCAAGCGCAGGCTTTACGCTTTGGGAGGCTTCTGTATCT